AATATGGAGACTGAAAATGAACCAATATCAAATCGCAATCATCGCGCTGCTGGCACTGGAAGCCACAACGCTAATTGTCCTATGGCAAACGCACGTTGACCGCACTTGGTGGCGGAACGCATGGACAAGGGACGCAACGGAATTGCTGCTCTTAAAACGCAATGCTTCACTGCGCGATTCCAAGACAGGACGCTTTATCAAAAAGGACAAAATCTAATGCTGTATGCAGATTTAATTCGAGGATGGGCTGAAGACCGCAACCTAATCAAAGGCAGCGATCTAAAAAGCCAATTCGTAAAGCTGATCGAGGAAGCTGGGGAACTGGCTAACGCTATCGCTAAAAAGAACGACATAGAGTTTGCGGACGCCATTGGGGATATGGTTGTCGTGCTAACCATCATGGCTGCACAGAACGGTATGCAGATTGAAGATTGCATCGATGGCGCATGGCAGGAAATCAAAGATCGTAAGGGCAAAATGATTGACGGAATTTTCCACAAGGAAGCCTCATGACGCCAAAGGAACGGAACCTGGCAGAGATTGATGCCATTGCAGAGTTATACGGTTACACAGTTGAAGACATTTTGGGTAAAAGCAAATTGAAGACATTGGTAAAAGTAAGGCGCAAATGCGTTGTAATGCTAAGAGAGAAGGGCTATTCAACCACAGAAATTGGACGGATTATGCACCGCGATCACAGCACCATTGTTCACTCACTGCAGAAGATGGCAGCGGCAGCAGAGATGGAAGAAGCATGACGGAGGAAAAGGTCAATCCTTACCTCATTCATGGGCCAGCACTCATATCATTCAGTGGTGGTAGAACATCTGGATATATGCTCAAGCATATCCTTGACGCGCATGGAGGAGTGTTGCCAGATGATGTTCATGTGACTTTTGCCAACACAGGCAAAGAGCGCGAAGAAACATTGCGCTTTGTGCATGAGTGTCAAAGCCGCTGGGGAATTAATATTCATTGGCTAGAGCAATCAGATCGGAAAGCCAAAAGCTATGAGGATCGGTTTGTTGAAATTGGTTACAACAGTGCCAGCCGAAACGGAGAGCCATTCCGTGCTTTGATTGAGCGCAAGAAATATCTACCAAACAGCGTCATGCGCTTTTGCACTACAGAATTAAAAATCGAACCCATGAAGTTTTTCATGAAGTCCAAGGGGTATAAAAAATGGACTAACGTGGTTGGGCTTAGGGCAGACGAAGGCCACCGTGTATCTCGTGGAGCATCTGCTAACGAAAAAGGTAAAGACCCTTGGGTTTCCGTTTTCCCCTTATTTGAAGATGGAGTTACGCAGCGAGATGTTCGCACTTGGTGGGCAGAGCAAGATTTTGCCTTGCAGTTGCTGCCATTCGAGGGAAATTGCGATGGCTGCTTTTTAAAGGCGCGTCCAAAGTTAATGGAGATTGAGCGGACGCAGCCAGGTACTTTGAAATGGTGGGCCGACATGGAAAGCTTTGCCAGCGATATTTGTTCAAAACAAAGCGCGGCAACGTTTCGCTCTGGATACGGATATGATCAGTTAATTGATGCTGCTCGTAATCAGGGAGATTTATTTAAAGGATTTTTTGATGAAGACCCAGACATGGATGCAGAATGCGGACTTTGGTGTGGAGAAGCGCCATGACGCCAGCAAAGCTTAAACTAGCTAGAGCCTACATGGGCTACAGCGTAAACGAGATGGCGGACGCTCTCCGCCTATCGCCTGACAATGGCGGCACAACCATTCGCAAGATGGAAGCTGGCAAGGTGCGTATTACTGGGCCAATCATGGTTGCAGTAGATGCAATGCTAAAGGGCTATGATCCGTTTGATTACGACGAGGAGGAAGATGATGGAGAATATTAATTCACATCAGGTAGGCGGAGACCATTACGCATCCAAGAGCGTTCAGCCCTGGCAAGCAATGGAGTCCTGGATGTCGGCAGAAGCTTTCTCAGGATTTCTGCAAGGGAACTGCATAAAGTACCTTGCACGCTATCGTGACAAGAACGGCATTGAGGATTTGTTGAAGGCGCAACACTATCTGTCAAAGCTGATTGAGTTGGAATATGGACACAATGACTGAGATGCTCTAAAAGGTTTTTACCAGACCTTTTATGGAAGCTGAGACAGATGGCATTGACACCTAAACAAGAGCGATTTGCTCACGAAGTAGCATCAGGTAAAACACAGGCAGACGCTTACAGAGCCGCCTTTGACGTTAAGCCGACAACTAAGCCTGAAACGTGCCAAGCTAACGCATCAAAGCTAATGAGCAATACTGACGTTTCAACAAGGGTTGCCGAATTACGAGCTGCTGCTGCTGAACGTGTTGTTTGGACGATGGCAGACAGCCTTGATGTGTTGTCAACGATAGCTAAAGGCTTAGACGCAGACGCAAAGCCAAGCGACAAGGTGAACGCTGTAAAAGCAATCAACGCAATGATTGGCCTTGATGCTCCATCCAAGCTGAATCTCACGGGCAATCTGGTTACACACATCCAGCGTGAAGTGATTGATGACAACGCTGAAGATTAAAACACCGCGATGGTATAAGCCATTCTTGCAGCCAAGCCGTTACAAGGGTGCACATGGTGGGCGAGGAAGCGGCAAGAGCCATGCCTTCGCTGAAGCCATGATTGAAGCGCACGTTATCGATCAGACGCGCCGCTCTGTATGCGTTCGTGAAATACAGAAATCCCTAAGCCAATCAGTCAAGCGCCTACTGGAGCTAAAGATTCAGCAGATGGGTGTGCAATCCTACTTTGAAGTGCAAGAGACACAGATTAAATCTGTGCATGGCGATGGCCTAATCATCTTCCAGGGAATGCAGAACCACACAAGCGATTCCATTAAGTCGCTCGAAGGCTATGACTGTGCATGGGTAGAAGAAGCGCAGAGCTTATCGCAACGCTCTCTCGACCTATTGCGTCCTACAATCCGTAAGCCAGACAGTGAGCTATGGTTCACATGGAACCCGCGCAACAGCACCGATCCGATTGACGCACTACTTCGTGGGCCTAATCTTCCGCCAAGCGCAATCGTGAAAGAAGTAAACTTCCGCGACAATCCTTGGTTCCCTGATGTTCTCAAAGCGGAAATGGAATACGATCGAGACCGTGACCCTGACAAGTACAAGCACGTTTGGCTTGGTTCGTATCTCAGCAACAGTGAAGCGCGAGTATTCCGCAACTGGACTGTCGAGGAGTTTGAAGCGCCTGAAGACGCAACGCATCGCTTTGGCGCTGACTGGGGCTTTGCTACAGACCCAACAGTTCTGGTTCGCTGCCATCTGATAGGCCGAAAGCTTTACGTTGATTACGAAGCTTACATGGTAGGCTGCGAAATCGTAAACACGCCAGACTTGTTTTTGACTATACCGGAATCAGAAAAGTGGCCCATTGTTGCTGATAACGCTCGACCCGAAACAATTAGCCACATGAAGAAGAATGGCTTCCCGAAGATTATGCCAGCCGTGAAAGGGCCTAAATCTGTAGAGGAAGGCATTGAGTGGCTGAAGAACTACGATATTGTTGTGCATCCGCGCTGCCAGCATACGATCGACGAGCTATCTCTTTACAGCTATAAAACAGACCCCTTGACAGGTAATATTATTCCTGTCTTGGAAGATAAAGATAATCATGTGGTGGATGCCCTGAGATATGCTTGCGAAGCTTTGCGTAGAGCAGCGCCTAAGAAGCCAATAGATGCAATGCCCATGCCAACGCTGAATAGGTGGTAATAATGCCAAAAGCACGAAGCCCAGAATCTTTGCCGACATTAGAGCAAATTAAACAATCAATCAGATATTGCCCAGATACTGGAAATTTCTTTCGCACCGTATCCAAGGGGCGAGTTAAGGCTGGGGACAAGGCTGACGCAATATTCGGAAATGGTCATTCATATGTTAGAGCTTTAGGTGTAGCCTTTAAGTCCTCTAGGCTTGCATACTGCTTTATGACAGGTTCTCACCCTGGAGAGCGTGATGAGATTGACCATCTAAATCACAATCCGCTAGATAATAGGTGGAAAAATCTTAGAATAGCAAATCGATCACAGAATCTTGCTTGGCGCAGAAAAAGAGCTATTGCATCTTCTCAATTTAAAGGAGTTACTTTTAGCAAAGTCTCCAATAAATGGCGTGCTTATGGAACCCTGCCAAGTGGTAAGCAGAAGCATTTGGGATATTTTGAGAACGAGTTTGACGCGGCTACGGCTTATAATGTATATGCAAGCAAGATATATTCTGATTTTGCGTTTGTGAATAGGTGGTAATGAATGGCTCGACTAACTAGAGACCAGCGTTTTGCAAACGTTCACGCTAACGCGCTGGCAGAATTCGATCGTTGCCAAACAACCATGCGTGACGAACGCTTGCAGTGTTTGCAGGACAGACGCTTCTACTCTCTCGCTGGCGCACAATGGGAAGGCCCATTAGGTGAGCAGTTCGAGAACAAGCCGCGCTTTGAAGTAAACAAGATTGCTCTAAGCGTCATTCGCATCATCAATGAATATCGCAATAACCGCATTGGCGTTGACTTCGTATCCAAAGACGGAACAGAGAACGACAAGTTATCGGCAACTTGCAATGGTCTCTATCGTGCGGATGAACGTGATAGCGGCGCTGAAGAAGCTTATGACAATGGTTTCGAGGAAGCAGTAGGCGGTGGCTTTGGTGCATGGCGCTTACGCACTGTGTATGAAGATGACGAAGACGATGAGAACGATCGTCAGCGCATCCGCATTGAGCCTATCTTTGACGCTGACAGCAGCGTTTTCTTTGACCTAGACGCAAAGCGCCAGGACAAAGCCGACGCTAAGTATTGCTTCGTTCTCTACAGCATGAGCTTCCAAGCTTACCGCGATGAGTTTAACGACGATCCAACAACATGGCCTAAAGACATTCAGCAGTCAGAATTCGACTGGTGTACGCCTGACGTTGTGTATGTTGCTGAATACTACCGCGTTGAAGAAGTGCGCGAGACTGTTCGTATCTTCACCACTATAGACGGCGAAGAAGAACGTTACACGCAAGCTGACTTTGACGCTGACGAAACGCTTGAAGAAACCTTGATGGCTGTTGGCACTGTAGAAGTACGCCAGAAGCGCACCAAGCGCCGCAAGGTTCACAAGTATATCATGAGCGGTGGCGGCATCCTTGAGGATGCTGGCTTGCTGGCAAGAACATTCCGATCGTTCCTGTCTACGGCAAGCGTTGGTTCGTTGACAACGTAGAGCGTTGCATGGGCCAAGTGCGCCTAGCAAAAGACCCGCAGCGCCTGAAGAATATGCAGCTATCGAAGCTGGGCGAAATCAGCGCACTGTCATCCGTTGAAAAGCCAATCCTATTGCCTGAGCAAGTTTCAGGTCACCAAGTGATGTGGGCAGAAGATAACCTTCGCAACTATCCTTACCTCCTGGTCAATCCTATCACTGGCCCTAATGGTGAGACTCAAGCTGCTGGGCCTGTCGCCTACACCAAGTCGCCACAGATTCCGCCAGCGATGGCTGCTCTATTGCAGTTGACTGAGCAGGACATGGCTGAAATCCTTGGCAGCAATCAACAGGGCGACAAGATGGTTAGCAACATCAGCGGCAAAGCTGTTGAGCTAATCCAGACACGCCTTGATATGCAATCGTTCATCTACATGACCAACATGGCTAAGGCTGTTCGTCGCTGTGGTGAGATATGGTTGTCAATGGCTAAGGACATCTACGTTGAAGAAAAGCGTAAGATGAAAACCATTGGTTCTATGGAGGAAATAGCCTCTGTTGAACTGATGAAGCCAGTTATCGACGCAGAGTCAGGCGAACTTGTTTACGAGAACGACCTAAGCAATGCGACCTTTGACGTTGCTGTAGACGTAGGCCCATCATTCAGCAGCCGCCGCGATGCGACTGTGCGTGCGCTTACAGGCATGATGCACGTAACAACTGACCCGCAAACACAGCAAGTCTTGCAGGCTATGGCTATCATGAACATGGACGGCGAAGGCATCGACGATGTTCGTGAATACTTTCGTAAGCAGCTTGTCCAGTTGGGCGTATTGCAGCCGACTGAAGAAGAACAGCAAGAAATGATGATGGCAATGCAGAACCAGCAGCCTGATCCGCAATCAGCTTATCTGATGGCAGAGGCTGGCAAGGCTGAAGCTTTGACCATTAAGGCGCAAGCCGACACTGAATACACGCTGGCACGCTCACAAGAAACGAGAGCCAAGACAGCAGAAACGCTATCGAACATTGACATCGATCAGCGCAAGTCTGCTATCGAGTCAGCGGAAAAGATTGGGGAAGCATTGCGACCCCAGACGAATGCGGTTCCACCCACCGCGCAATTTGGGTGAGTTGATGGGGTAGTATATGAAAACGGCAGCAATGGAGAATGACGAAGTATTAGACGCGATTGACATCGACACCACAGAAAATGAACAGTTTGACGATGAGAACTTTGCCATCGAAGATGTTCAAGAGGATGACGAAGAAAGCGACGAAGACGAAGTTGTAATATCCATAGGTGAGGAATCGCCACCTCAAGAGGAAGAAGTTCGTGCGCCAGCGTGGGTGCGTGAATTGCGTAAATCCAATCGGGAAAAAGAACGGAAGATACGCGAACTGGAAGCAAAGCTAAATACGACAGTAACTGAGACCAAGCCAGTTGCATTAGTATCTAAGCCGACGCTTGAAAGTTGCGACTATGACTCCGACGAGTACGAACAAAAGCTTGCTGAATGGTATGAGCAGAAACGCGAATACGATGCAGCCGAAGCCAGTGTTGCAGCCCAGCGAGATGCTGAAGCTAAAGCATGGCAGGATAAGCTTGATTCCTATGCGAAGGCGAAAGCCTCGTTGAAGGTGCGGGACTATGACGAAGCTGAAGCTACGGCTTTAGATACGTTTGACGTAACGCAGCAAGGAATCGTTCTGCAAGGCTCTGACAATCCCGCATTGCTAATTTATGCGATCGGCAGAAACGCAAAGCGTGCAAAAGAACTTGCCTCAATTAATGACCCCGTAAAGTTTGCCTTTGCGGTAGCTAAACTGGAGACTCAGTTGAAAGTAACAAACCGTAAGGCAGCCACCGCACCAGAGCGCACCATCAATTCCGGTGGTGGCCGTTTATCTGGTGCTATCGACTCAACACTTGAACGCTTACGCGCTGAAGCTTTGAAGACAGGCGATCTGTCAAAAGTCATGGCTTACAAGCGAAGCAAAAAAACTTGATTAAAGGAATGAATGATGGCGAATAGCTTTTCAAAAGAAGAAATTGTTGCTTTCGAGAACATTCTCGAAGGCTTCAATGATGCTTTGATTCTGTCAAAGAACATCAACGTATACAACACCAACGGCGTAACGATGGAACGCGCACGCGACACCATCTGGCGTCCACAACCATACATTGCTCAGTCATTCGATCGTGTCATCGGCACTTCGATTGCTGGCGATGTTTCGACGATGNNNNCGACGATGACTCAGCTTTCTGTTCCATCGACGCTCGGTTTCAACAAGTGCTCTGCTTGGCAGATGGACGCCTTGGAACTGCGTGATGCGTTGCAAGAAGGCCGTCTTGGTGACTCCGCAAAGCAAAAGCTTGCTTCTGACATCAACCTTTCCGTTATGGACTTGGCTGCTGCTCAAGGTACGCTCGTTGTTGACGTTGCAACCCCTGCTGGCGACTATGATGACATCGCACTTTGCGACAGCATCATGAACGAACAGGGCGTTATGGCTGGCGATCGTTACCTCGCATTGTCGAGCCGCGATTACAACGGCATGGCAGGCAACTTGGCAGTAGCGACTCGTTCGTTCACTGGCAACAAGTCGGCTAACGCATATGAGCGTTCGTTCGTCGGTGAAGTCGCAAGCTTCCAGACCTACAAGCTCGACTATGCTAACCGTTGCGCTGCAAACTCGGCAACTGTCACCATCAACACCACTGGCGCTCAAGCTCAGTATGTTCCACAGGCGACAACCACTTCGACTGGCGGCATCCTGAACGTTGATAACCGTTATCAAACTGTCACTGTATCATCGTCTGCTGGCGTTGTTGCTGGTGATGCGTTCACGATCGACGGTATCGAAGCTGTTCACCACATCACGAAGCGTTCGACTGGCGAACTGAAGACCTTCCGCGTTATTGACGTCCCTGCTGGCGGCACAACGTTGGTCATCAGCCCTCCAATCATCGCTGCGACTGCTCCGGCAACTGATGCTGAACTGCAATACAAGAACGTTGAACTGGTAGCTGCTGCTTCGGCTGCTCCGCTCAACTTCTTGAACGTTGCTGCTTCGAACATCAACCCATTCTGGCGTAAGGATTCGATCGAGCTGTTGCCTGGTCGTTATGCTGTTCCAGATGGCGCTGGCGTTGACGTAATGCGTGCATCGACAGATCAGGGCATCGAATTGGTCATGACCAAGAAGTTCGACCCACTGACCTTCCAGACGCTTTACACGCTGGACACACTGTATGGTGTGGTAATGACGAACCCAGAAATGGCTGGGATTCTGTTGTTCAACCAAACTTAATAAGACTGGGGAGGGCTTCGGCTCTCCCCTTTCATTTCCTGTAGGAGATAGTCAGATGCCACTTAAAAAAGGTTACAGCCGTTCAAGCATCGGCAAAAACATCAAGATGGAAGAAAAGGCTGGACGCCCTAGAAAGCAAGCCATTGCGATTGCTTTGAACGTAGCGAAGAAAGCTGCTATGAAGGCTGGTAAGCCAAGCAAGGCTCCTAAAGGGAAAAAGAAATGATGAAGCCTGGTCTCTATGCAAACATCAATGCCAAACGTAAGCGCATTGAGAGGCAGAAGGCTGCTGGCAAGACACCTGAGCGTATGCGTAAGGTAGGAAGCAAAGGCGCACCAACTGCTGCCGCTTTCAAAGAATCCGCAAAAACCGCAAAGCCAAAGAAGGCAAAAAAGAAATGACCGACTTTCCAACCATTCTCTATCGCACACCAGGCCCTTTCAAGAAGCCTCGTGGCGGCACATATGCTACTCGCCCCGCTGCGGACAAAGAGGCATTTGACGCATTAATTGCGAAGGGTTGGTTCGCGTCTTACGAAGAAGCTAAGGACAGCAAAGCAGCCAAAAAGGTTGCTGCACCTGCGGAACCCGTTGAAGATGAGATTGATGAAGTCTCTGGCCCAACCCGTGAGGAGCTTGAGGCCAAGGCTAAAGAACTAAATGTATCGTATGATGGGCGAACTTCTGATAAGAAGCTAGCTGAACGCATTGCGAAGGCGTTGGAGGAATAAATGGGTTATAGCAAGCGCCAGTTCGTGTCCGCCGCCTTTGAAGAAATAGGCATGGCGGAATATGTGTTCGATCTACAGCCAGAGCAGCTACAGAGTGCGCTTAACCGCCTTGACGCTATGATGGCTGAGTGGAACGCTAAAGGACTGCGCTTGGGTTATTCAATGCCAAGCAGCCCACAGGACAGCGACTTAGACGAGCCTACCTTTGTGCCTGACAGCGCATGGGAAGCAATCATTACCAATCTAGCCATTCGTATTGCGCCTGGATATGGTAAGGCTGTCGCTGCTGACACAAAGACAACCGCTAAGGCTGCATATAACACGCTACTGCAAAGAGCCGCATTCCCGCTTGAACAGCAGCTACCTGAAACAATGCCAATCGGTCAGGGCAACAAACCTTGGCGCTGGGATAATCCTTTCGTCATGCTACCTGTCGATCCTGTTGACGCTGGGCCTGACGGCCCTATTGAATGGAGTTAAGTCATGCCTGCAATTAATCAGCTTCCTACCGTTACTCAGGTATCAGGTGGAGATCAGTTCCCGCTTTATGTAACAAGCCAAGGTGATGCTCGTCGTTGTTCTGTGACAACGATGATTACCTATATGGAAGCCAACTTCAGCAATGTGGTTGCGTCTACGGTTCAAACAACGCCATCGACCTTTGCCCAGCTTCCAAATCCTGTTGGCAACACTGGCGCACGCGCTTTTGTCACTGACGGCAGCACTGCGACATTCGGTGCAACTGTTGCAGGCGGTGGCTCTAACTTCGTTCCCGTCTACAGCAATGGCACTGTGTGGAAAGTAGGCTAATGCCTAAGGACTCTCGACTGGAAAGGGCAGGCGTAAGCGGTTACAATAAACCCAAACGCACGCCTGACCATCCGAAGAAGTCCCACATTGTTGTCGCTAAAGTAGGCGACAAGATAAAGACCATTCGATTTGGACAGCAGGGCGCTAAGACTGCTGGATCGCCAAAGAAAGGCGAGTCTGAAGCGATGAAGAAGAAGCGTGCATCTTTTAAGGCTAGGCACGCAAAGAACATAGCTAAAGGCAAGATGTCAGCAGCATTTTGGGCTGACAAGACTAAGTGGTGACAGATAGCGCAATTTACGCTAAGGAAACTAAAGGAGTTTATTATGGCTGATATTGAAACATTTGCACCCGCCTTTGGTCGTGGCTTTGCAGTAACACCTGGTAACACAACGGCTAGCACGACTTTGCCTGTAGCTACCGAAACGCTTTGCATCACAAGCCGCAATTCGGTTGAGTGCTTTGTGCGCGTTGGGCCTGCTGGCGTTACTGCAACGACTGCTGATTACCTTGTTCCGCCAAATGGTCAGGTTACCATCTCCAAGTTCCGCGACTATGATACGATTGCTTACATCGCTCCTGCTGGCGGTGGTTCGCTTCACATCATTCCTGGCGAGGGCTTCTAATGTTCCTGCTGACGCGTTTGCGCTCACGCCTCCGCTATTTCAACACAGGTGGTGGCCCAGTGCTAGGCGCTTTGTTGCAAGAGAACGGCGACTTTCTATTACTTGAGGATGGCGGCTACATCCTCCTCTAACTTTGTCGGATAAAACATGGTTCAAATTCCGATAGTCAATGGAATCTACACGGACAATGGGCCGGACTTTCGTACGTCCTATCCTGTCAATATGATTCCAGTGCCAAAGAGTAATGGTATAAGCGAAGGCTTCTTGCGCCCTGCTGATGGCTTGGTGGCTAACGGCACTGGCCCTGGCATCGATCGTGGCGGAATTAACTGGAATGGCGTCTGCTATCGCGTGATGGGTTCTAAGCTCGTCACAGTGTCCAGCACAGGCGCTATAACGATTCTGGGTGACGTTGGAAACAATGGTCAGCTAGTAACGATGGACTACAGCTTCGATCGCTTGGCTATCGCCTCTAACGAAGACCTGTTTTACTGGTCTCCCAGCCTTGGCCTTGTTCAAGTCACCGATCCTGACCTTGGAATCGTTCTGGATGTGGTTTGGGTAGATGGCTACTTCATGACCACTGATGGCGAGTTTCTTATCGTTACGGAACTAAGCGACCCGACACAGGTTAATCCCCTGAAATACGGTTCGTCTGAAATTGACCCAGATCCAGTTGTCGCACTGCTCAAGCTACGCAATGAGATATACGCGCTGAACCGAAACACCATCGAAGTCTTTGACAACGTAGGCGGTGACCTGTTTCCGTTCCAGCGCATTGAGGGCGCTCAGATTGAAAAGGGCGTTGTCGGAACTCATGCTTGCTGCGTCTATCTTGAAAACATCGCATTCCTTGGTAGCGGGTTTAACGAAGCCCCTGGCGTTTATCTTGGCGCTAATGCCACAGCCAAGAAGATTAGCACGCAAGAGATAGACCAAATCCTGCTTGAGTATACTGAAGCACAACTGTCTACGGTCAAGCTAGAAGCGCGTAATGATAAGGCACACGAGCATCTATATATTCACTTGCCCGATCGCACGCTTGTATTTGACGCATCGGCAACGCAGGACTTGGGCCAGCCAGTTTGGTTCACTCTGACAAGTAGCTTGGTAGGTTTCTCGAAGTATCGCGCACAGAACCTTGTGTGGTGCTATGACAAGTGGTTGGTTGGCGACCCAACAGATGTAGCTGTAGGCTACATGGTCAGCAACATCTCAACCCATTACGGGCAAAAGGTGCGCTGGGAGTTTGGCACAACGATTGTTTATAACGAAGGTCGTGGCGCAATCATTCAGAACCTTGAGTTGGTTGGCCTAACTGGTGCGGCTGCATATGGTATCGACCCGACAATCAACACTAGCTATTCGACTGATGGCGAAACGTGGAGCCAGCAGAAGTTCATTAAGGCTGGCACTACAGGACAGCGTGCAAAGCGTTTGGTGTGGTTCCAACAGGGTTGGATGCGTAACTGGCGCATACAGCGATTCCAAGGAACTTCAGACGCGCATATGTCGTTTGCTAGACTAGAGGCGGCGATTGAGCCGTTAGCCTACTAATGGCAACCCCTACTCGGCTGAATCTAACACGCGACCAGCTTGCGTCGTTCTTGCAGGACTTCGAGCAAATCAAGCAGTTCGAGAGACTGTTTGCGACTGTTAATTCAAACACAAACGATATTATACCAGGCGTTGAGCTTGCTGCTGGCAATTCCGGCCAAGCGGCCAATGACGCTCTTGCTCAGATTATGGCGCTGGCTGAACTTGTTGCGCTAATCAATACGGCATCGGACGCCAACTCTGGCGTTGCCTCGCTGGATCAGAAGGTTGACAATCTAGCGCAAGGCTTTGCTGTGCAGCCCCGCGCTGAGCTTGGCACGATGGCTCCACTTCAGCAGGACAATATTCCTTGGCTTCAGTTCAACACGCAGCCTAGCGGCTATCCTACTGGCCCCGCTGCAAATGGCACAGTCTATTGGGATGATGCCGACGCTATCAAGACGCTCAACATTGTCATGGAGGACAGCGGCGAAGTCATCCAGCACGTTGGCGAGGAAACATATTACCGCGTCAAGGCTTCAGCAAATATTACTGAAGGCCAAGTCGTTATGTTCACTGGCACTGTTGGTGCATCTGGCGGACTGCGTGGCGCTCCGGCTACTGGCTTGACGTCCACCCAAAGCGAATACATCATGGGTGTAGCAACGCAAAACATAGCCAACAACGGCTGGGGCTATGTAACTTGGTTTGGCGAAGTCAAGGGCGTCAATACAACAGGTGGCGTTGAAGCTTGGGTTGATGGTCAGATACTATATTATAACCCAGCCGTTGCTGGCGGGTTGACCAAGAACGTCCCTACCGCGCCGAATCCTAAAGTTATTGTCGCCTCTGTGGTTCACGCAGCCACTAACGGCATCTTGTTTGTTCGTCCTACATTTGGCTCCGCTCTCGGCGCTACTGACAGCAACGTTGAGATTACTGGATTAGCAAACGGCGACTTGCTTCAATATGACGGCACTCAGTTGCGCTGGGAGAACGTTCCTGCGTCTTCTGTTATTGCAGGCACTGGCGGCGTTCCTGTTACCAAGACTGCGGACTTTACGGTTGCCAATGGCGAGACATGGATTATCAATAACAAGTCTGGATCGACTTGCACTGTGACGCTTCCGTCCGCTGCGACATTTCCTGGGCGTTATCTTACGTTCCAGAACAACCAAGATCAGAACCTTGTTTCGGCTTCCAGCAACGTAATTCCGCAAGGCGGCGGCTCTGCGGGAACTGCTATTTTGACTAATGTTTCTGGTAATTGGGCAACACTAGTGTCAAACGGCACAAATTGGGTTATTATGCAAGCCGCCTCGTTTAACAACTTGCTGTATTAAGGAATAAGATATGGCCGTATCTATTAGTAATATCATCCCTGCCAAGACAGCAGAGAACACGCAAACAACGCAATATACGTCCACTGGCGTGCAGACGATCATCGATAAGTTCACAGCGACTAACTACAGCGCTAGTGCTGCGACAATCAGCGTCAACCTTGTGGCTGCTTCTGGAAGCGCAGGAAACGACAACTTGATTGTCAAGACCAAAACGCTCCAGCCAGCGGAAACTTATACGTTCCCTGAATTGGTTGGACACGTTCTCCCGCCAGCGGGTTTCATCTCAACGATTGCTGGCACAGCTTCAGCTATCAACATTCGTGCATCTGGGAGGCTCGTGAGCTAATGAAAAAGCCAGCATTTATTATCGAAGGTTTCGGTGGGCTTCGTGAAAGCGAACCATTTATCACGACTGCTGAGAACAAGAAGAACACCAAGATGGTCATTGATGACTGGATGCTTGGCCCTGAGAATCCCAGCAATGAGCGTGGCGCTAACCCTGAATACTGGTCAGCACTAGCTAATGCGTGGCAAGTAGACGAAGAAGAAGCTCGTCGCCGCCGCTGCTCCAACTGCGAATATTACGATAACAGCACCTTGACACAAGCCAAGATGGACAAGATACCTTGGAATGATTGGGATGTTGACGCTGGATTTCGTGGTTATTGTCACAAATTCAGCTTTATTTGTCATGATCTTCGTGCTTGTCAAGCGTGGGAAGAACGAGAGTTTGAATTTGAAGATTGATTGTGTTATGGTTTGGCTACAGAGCGTTTAAGAGCAGCCTGTAGCTCAATAGCAGAGAGCTTGTTATGCTTAAAAGCGGAACGCCTGAATACTGGTTGCGTCGGAACTTTGTGGAAGCATTAGCTTTGCCCGAAGATGCCGTTGAGTGGCTAATTGACCTATGGCAAGTTGTTCAGCTTTTCGATGACATTGTTGATGGCGACAAGATAGACCGTGACGATGCTGACATGGCGATTTGGGCTGCTTTAGTAGGATTGCCGTCAAACCCATTCTATCAAGCCCACGCTTTAGTATTGCTTCCCCTTGTCAGCACTGCAATCCTAAAGTGGAAGGCGTCTGACACTGTTGAGCTATCTGGGAATGCGTGCGCTACTAGTTTTGTTTGGCGTGCTGGATATTATGATATTGTTCTTGCTACAGTGCAGTTGGTTCACGGCACGCAAGCGGCAATGGAAATAGGTCACGTTGTGCTAAAGCTTTATGGCGAAAGCCTTGAGGAATATATGAAGGAAATGTCTGATGCCTGATCCGGTCACTGGTATTGCTGCTGCAACTAGCATTGGCGGCTCTTTAATAAAGGGTAGCGCCGCTAAAAAAGCATCCAACATTGAGGCTGCTTCACTGCAAGCTGGTATTGAAGAAACCCGTGCGGCACGCGAACAACTGCGGACGTTACTGCAACCATACACTGAGGCTGGTGGCCCTGCTCTACAAGCGCAAATGGCGGCATTAGGTCTTGCTGGCCCTGAAGCACAGCAAGAATATGTAACCCAGCAAGAGCAGAATCCTTTATTCCAGTCTCTAGCGCGGCAGCAAGAAGAAGCTATCCTCCAGAACGCTTCGGCAACTGGTGGCCTTCGTGGTGGCAACGTACAAGGCGCATTAGCGCAGTTCCGTCCCGCATTGTTGAATCAGTTCCTTGAGCAGCAATATAGCCGCTTGGGTGGCTTGACACAGCTAGGTCAGCAATCGGCTGCTGGTGTTGGTGCATCTGGCATGAGTGCTGCTAGTAGCATTGCAAATCTTCTTGGTCAGCGTGGCGAAGCGCAAGCTGGTGGAGCTTTGGCACGGGGCAAAATGTTCAGTGACATACTTGGTGAAGTTGGCGGCATAGGCAAGGGATTATTTTAATGGCTAGAGATTACTCTATTGCCTCCGATCCAAGGCAAATATTTTTGCAGTCTGTTGCGTTGCAACGGGCAGAGCAAGACCGTCGAGCAAAGATGGAAAGGCAGAAAAGCCTTCAAACGGACTTGGCTGCGCTTATGGAAAAGCCAGACACGCAATCTTTTGCTAGCTTCTATCTGAAGTACCCAGAAGCGAAAGAGCAAGTCGAAGGCTATCGCAAGATGATGGGCGAAGGCGATCAAAAAGCCATTCTTGAAGCATCGCAAACTGCCTTTATTCTCAATCGAGAAAACAGGCCGGAAGATGTGAATAAGCTATTTGATGAGCGCATTGAGGCGTTGAAGAACTCAAAGCGTCCAGACCTAGCTCAGACATTTGAACGCGCTAAGGCAACATACAACACCACCACAGACCCCAAGGCGCGGGAAGCTGTGCTATCGACCATCATATACAATTATGGTGGCGGTGAGGCGCATGAAAAGATTTTTGGTTCCAATGTTCAAATGGACACTCCATTCATCAAGGAACTTATTGCAGAAGGCAAGAAGCCAGGAACCACAGAATTTGAAGATGCTCTGCGTGCAAAGCGTGAAGGTGATCCTTGGGTGGCAGTTCCTAACGTTGGCCTATTCCTGAAAAGGGATTTACAGGCTGCTATAGCAAGTGGACAACCATCAGTTACTCCGCAAATTCCACAAAATGCAGTTAATTTGCTAAGGCAGAATCCTTCTTTGGCGGCGGATTTTGATAAGAAATATGGAACGCCTAGCAATCCAAACCCTTCATCTCGTATCATAGGAGGTCAGACGGGCTCTCCGTCTGGTAACTTTCGCGAACGGGAGGAAGGTGATAAGTGAGCTATTCCCACAAGCCGACATTACTTCTGGGTATCGTGGGCCTAGTCATCCGTTATCAAAAAAGAATCCTAAGTCATTTCATGCAAGTTCTATTGGAGCGGTTGATGTTGCCCCAATTCCTGGCATCACCTTTGAACAGTATGTTACTCAGATTAGAAATGCTGGATATCGCATTATTGAATCGCGTGACGAAGTAAAAAATCCATCTAAGAACGCTACTGGCCCTCATTGGCACGTAGTGATTGGGAAATAAATCAATGGCAAAAAATCCTTTTGATCAGTTTGATAAAGAAGATGTGGCTTCTGTTCCTGTTTCGTCACTCCAGCCAATTGTTGCTGCACCCAAAGAGCCTGCAAAGCCTGAAAAGCCTACGGAAACATTCTCCATAGCTACAGCAGAGCAAAAGGCTGCTGCTGGGCTTGATCCTAATCGCGTGTATCAAGTTAGCTCAATAACCGGAGAGTTTAAGGATGTCGGTGGGCAACCAACTGCCAAGCCTGTTGCAGAAAAAGACACCAATCGACTTCCGCAGCTTTATACTGGCATTTCTGCTGTTAGAGATTTGCGTAATCTTTCCAATAAATTCCTGTCACTAGGGAAGCAGGCTGGTGGCATTAGCGAAACGCCTATTCTTGGTTCGCTACTCGGACAGAATCGCGCTGACCTTGAGGGATCAATTGAAATCCTTAAAGGTATTATTATTCAGGATCAGCTTGCGCGACTAGCTAAGATTAACCCTGCTGGTGTCGCTAGCCTTGCAAACACTCCAGGTGAGCAGGAACGGTTTGTTTCGTCTATTGCAAACCTGAATCCTAATCAAAGCCCAGAGCAATTTGCAATAGGATTAAAACGCGCTGAAGATTATCTCAACCGACAATTAAAAGAATCTGGTGGAGAGCCTGTTGGCGAAAGATTAGCTCCTGTAGCTGGTTTAACTGCGGCGCTTCCTGGCGATCGCGTTGTTGCGGAAATTGACCTTAAAAACGCAAGGGATTTGCAGGCAGCTTGGCAAAGCGGTAAATCTAT